CGCGAACCAGCGTAACGTTGCGCTGGAAGGCCGAGTACATCACGCCGCCGACCTTGTAGGACGCCTCTTCGGAGACGCGGAAGGACAGCCCGGTCGCCTCACCGAACAGCACATGGCTGAAGTCGATGAGGTGGATGTCGGTTTCGTCGCCGCCGGTGCCGAGGTTCGCCGGCATCATCGTAGTCTCGTAGACCGGCTTGCTGCGCAGGCGCGGGCCGCTGCCTTCACCGGGGCCGTAGTTGACCTCGGGATAGACACGGTTTCCGTTGCCGTCGCGGAGGCCGGAGAGCCAGATGCGGGTGCGCGGGTGCATGATCCATGCGGCGCGACGTCCGTGAATCTTGCGATTGCGCATTTCGGTCTCAGCCTTGGCCAGGGTGGCCTCGACGCGCTGGATCGTCTCGATCGGCGTACCGCCAACGCCCCAGCCCGCGAAGGACGGAACGCCAGCGATGCGGGTGATGCCGAGCGGACGGTTGGACTGGCCGTCGCCACGAAGCAGGGCAAGGTCCATGTTCTCGCCCAGCGCACCGCGGATGTCGTCCTCAATGAACGACTGCATGTCGCCGACCGACCACGAGAGCAGTTCGTTCGATGCAGGCACGAGAACCGACAGGCGCTTGGCCTGGAGGTTCACATCCCGGAACGTCTGCTGCTCGACGCCGATGTCCGACGCTTCCGCCCCGTAGCCACCGACCACGCCGCTGTCGCCGGCGGGAATGGTGAAGTTGCCATTGGGCAGACGGATGCGGCGAGGATTGCCAGCCAGGAATGCCGAGTCTTCCCGGAGGATTTCGATGATCTCGCTGGCGAGCGGCGTCGGAACGGCGTAGCCGCCGTCGGCCGGAGTGGTCGACACCAGCTCCTTGACGAAAGTGCCATAGCCGTTCTTCTCCAACTCCTCGTGGGGAGTGGAGCGGTTCTGGTGAGCCTTGATGATCGACGTCAGCGCGAGGCCCAGCTTTTCGACCGGCTTGAGCTTGCGCTCGACGGCCGCCGGAACGGTGCTGGTTTCGGTCTCATCGACAGGCTGCGCCGCCGCCTTCACCGCATTCTCGGCGCGCTCGGCCAGCGCGATCTTGGCATTGATGCCATCGATCTCGTCCAGCGCCTTCTGGAGCGCGTCGGTGTCTTCCTGCGTAGCGCCGTCGGCGAACGCCTTGGTCTGGAGGTCGCTCAGGCCCTTGGTCTTATCCGCGAGAGCCTTGCGAAGTTCGGCGAGAGTCATATCTCGGTCCTTTCTTCATGAAAAAACCCGCCTCAGTGGGCGGGTCGGATGGTGATCCTCGCGGATCGTGGATCGGGTCGCCCCGATGGCTTACGCGGCCTCGACGGCCGCGATCTTGGCAAGACGCTCTTTCAGCGCCTTCTGGACTTCGGGGTCGGCAGGGACCGGAGCGGGTTCCGGCTCGGGCTCGGACGCCTTAAACAGGCCGCGGATGCCCTCGACGAGCTTCGTCAGCGCACCCTTCCGCTCGGGCTCGTTGATCTCCTGCACCTTCGGCTCGAAATCCTTCAGGAACTCCTCGACGTTGAGTTCCAGTTCCTGCACGACAGGATCGACCTCGGGCTCGGCCGGCTCGGCGGATAGCTCGACAGTGCCGGCGACGACGGCATCAGCCGCCTTCTCCATGCGCTCGGCAATCTTTTCCAGACGGTCGAGCGACTTCTCGTCGAGTTCGATTTTCGTGGTGAGGATGGAGGTCTTGTCGCCGGTGGCGTCCTTGTGCGCGGCCTCAAGTTCCGAGCGCGGGACGATCAGGCCGGCCGCCGTTCGGGTATAGGTGTCCAGCACCTCTTCGAGGAAATCCTTGGCGAGCATGTTGCCCTCCTTGATCGACCGCGCCAATGCCGCAGGATTGCTGGGAACAGCAACGATCGAGCATTCGTACATTTCCCATTCGAGGATGTCGTAGGCCCAGGTCGGCTCGCCCTTGTCGTCGAGCTTCCGCTCCAGCTTCGTCGGCATGAAGCCGATCGAGGCCGCGCGCAGAATGCCCTGCTCCAGAAGGCCGTAGGCCATGTCGATATGCGGCGCCGTGCCCTCGGCGGCGAGTGTCGCCCTGCCCTCGATCCGCTTCGGCTTCTTCTGGACATCAGACCAGTTGCCGAGGATGAGATCGCTGCGATGGTTGAGCAGGCAGATCGGGTTGCTTTCGAACCGGGTCAGATCGGCGCCCTTGGCGCGAACCGTGTCACCGTAGCTGTCGGTGGTCTCGTCGGTCATGACGAAAACAGCCGACCGCGTGCCGCCGTCGAAAGATTTCGGCATTTTGGCAGCGCGGTAGACGATGCCGTCGTTCACGCTCAGCGAGCGCTTCGACAAGTACTCGTCGATCGAGATATTCAGCATCGCTGCCTCCTCAGTTCTTTACGAGAGAGAGGACCGGCGCCTTGGCCTTGTCCTTGTCGTCGGTCTTCTCGGTATCCTCTTCGCCGGGCGCATTGCCGCCGGCTTTCAGGATCACCTCGTTGTTGGTGTCGGTCATCACGAAGTTGCCGCTGAATAGGTAAACCTCACCGGCATCGCCGATCGTATTGAAGCCCAGCTCGTCGAGCGCCTGGTTCTTCGTTATGAGCCCGGTCTTCCACTGGTCGTTGATGACCTTCTGGCGCTGCTCAGGATCGGCGGCATATGCCTGATCCTTGTCGAACATGATGAAATACTCATCCTGCTCGTCCTCGGTCAGCAGGACCGGATGCAGCGCCTCGGTAATCGCATCGAAGATCGGGACCAACGAATCCGTGACATAGGCCCGCTCATAGGGCGTCACGTTGTCGTATTTGACACCGTCGAACAGGTAGACCTTGTGCGGCGGGACACCGTAGTAGCGGCAAACGTCGGTAAAGACCGCGTTGTTCGCCTTCAGAAACTCGGCATCGGCGGCCGTCTGGCTCATCTTCTCGACCTTGGGCGACTGGCCGCTGATGCCCTGCCCTTCAAGGATGAACGGGACGCCCTTCTCGCGCGCCTTCTTGGCTTGCGCCTGCAAGTCCTTATTGAGCCGCTGCCACTGTTCGTCGGTCAGGCCGTCAGGGAACGTCAGCGCCAGGATCGGCATGCCGCCGTTGCTGAACAGATCGCTCTGGAACTTCTGCATGTTCGAGATGAGGTCGAACGCGCCCTTGGCAACAGCACTTGTCGCGATCGGGTCGATCCCGTTCATCGAGCGCAGACGGATATGCGCCATCTGGTCGTCGAGAAGGCCGCCGGCCGCCCAGCCATACTGAGCCTGCGCGTGCTGGCCGTTGGCAGTGACATCGTAGACGTAACGTCGCTGCTTGGGCTCGACGCGCACCGACACGTCGGTATGCGGGATGCCCTGAATCTCCATCAACTCGCCAGTGCGCTTGCGGCGCGCGGCCACGTAATACTGCGACGCCGTCACGAGATGTGCCGTCGCAATCCGCAGGAACTCCTTCACACCATAGTAGCGACTGGTTCGGCCGGCGAGCATTGCTGCGACGCGGTGCTCATTCGGCTCGACGATCTCGGCGCCACCATTCTTGCGGCGATAGAGATATGCCGGTGTCTTCGCTACGTCTCTCGAAAGGACATCGATGCACTTCAGACTGATCGCGAGCCGCAGCATCGCCGAGCGCGAGCCCGCAGCGACGTAGCCCATGCTGAAGAGATCGCCCATGTTGGTCGTGGTCCAGAGGTGGCTGTCATCGGCGCCGAACGCGCGGACGGCCACCGGAGCACGCTCAGTTATGTCCTTGGTTTCGGTCATAGCAGGTGCGTCCGTTTGGCGTGCTTCTGGATGTTTTTGATCTTTTCGAGCGGGCGAAGATTGGTAAGAGCCCAAGCCGCCTTGAACTCGGGATCATCGAAGCCGGTGTAGGAAAAGCTGGCGAGCGGAACGATGTGGTCGAGATGCCAGAACGTGCCGAAGTTCTGCCAAGTCATCCCCCTCGTAAACTGGCGCTCGATGTGCCGGCAAAGATCCTGCTTTGTGTATCCGAATGCGGTCTGCCAGCTTTCGTTCTTGTAGCCGATGGCGGCGGCATCACCATCTCTTCCAGATCGGAGTCTGAGCGCTTCTCGGACCCGGTTTCCCACCGAATGAGCAAACCGCTGCTCCGGGCTCCGCTTCTCGCGCGATCGTCGAGAAATTTCTCTGGTTTTGTCACGATTAGCGGCCCGCCACGCGCGCTCAAACTTCTTCTCGTGATCACCATAACGCTCTCGGCGCTCCGCATTGATGCGGTCACGATTCCGGCTCAGATACCGACGTTTGGATTGCGCGCGTTTTTCTGGATCGCGGTGATAGGCAATTCTGGCCTTCCGCGCGTGGCATTCGCGACAATAGGATTCCAGTCCATCGGGTCGTCCGTTCTTTGGGCTGAAGAACTCGATCGTTCTTGGGTTCTCTGTGTCGCATTGTGAACACGATTTATCCCCACGGAGCTGATAGCTCCTTCGAGGCGTTGGATCGCCGTACTTGCGCCAGTTTTTCCAGTGCGCGCCACACCACCCACGCCCCTTCGCGGGCTTGCTACAACCATCAAA